GTCTGGTCAAGGCACATTGCTTTTTGGTGATAAGACACTTCTTGCTCGACCCAGCGCATTTGATCGAATTAACGTTCGTCGCCTCTTCATTGTCCTAGAGAAGGCAATCGCTACTGCTGCTAAGTATTCGCTCTTCGAGTTCAATGATGAGTTTACACGGGCACAGTTCCGTAATCTAGTTGAGCCATTCCTTCGTGACGTACAGGGTCGCCGTGGTATCTATGACTTCCGTGTTGTTTGTGATACATCAAACAATACAGGTGAAGTTATCGACCGCAATGAATTTGTTGGCGACATTTACATTAAACCTGCTAAGTCAATCAACTTCATACAGTTGAATTTCGTTGCAGTTAGAACTGGCGTAGAGTTCGAAGAAATCGTAGGTAAGTTCTAATAAAAACGAATAAATAATATTAAAAAAGGAGTTATTTAAATGGCTTTCAACATTCAAGAAATTCGAAGCCAACTTGTATTAGGAGGAGCGAGAGCATCGCTCTTCCAAGTGCAAATCGCTAATCCAGCGAATGGCGCAGGCGATATTAAAGTTCCATTTATGGTAAAAGCAGCGCAGATTCCCTCATCTACACTTGGCTTTATTGAAGTCCCGTACTTTGGTCGTAAGATTAAGGTTGCCGGTGATAGAACATTTGCTGAGTGGACAGTCACAGTTATTAACGACGAAGACTTTCTCATTCGTAATGCCATGGAACAATGGATGAATTCTATTAATTCTCACTCTGGCAACATTCGTGAGTTTGGTTCTGCTTCTCCGTTGCTTTATAAGTCAAACGCTCAAATTACACAGTTCTCAAAGACTGGTGTGCCAATTCGTGAATATACATTTAACGGGATGTTTCCAACTGAAGTTTCGACTATCGAAATGGCTTGGGAAACAACTGATGCTATTGAAGAGTTTACAGTGACCTTCCAATATGATTTCTGGGAAGTCACTGGTGGTATTACTGGTACTTCTACAGCATAATATAAATAGATTAATACGGGGATTGGGCCCAATCCCCACTAATCTGTAGAGGTATAAGAATGGCAAGTTTATTTGGTTTCGAGATCAAAAGAAAAGATGATGAAGACAAACTTAAATCGTTTGCTGCTCCAGTAGACGAAGAGGGTTCTGTTGTCGTTGCTGCTGGCGGTCAATATGGCACCTATGTTGATCTTGAAGGCTCCGCTAAAAATGAAGCAGAACTTGTTACAAAGTATCGTAATATGCTTCAACATCCAGAAGTTCAAAGAGCTATTGAGGATATTGTAAATGAATCTATTGTCGTTACAGACAACCAAAAAGTTGTTGAATGTGTAACAGATGATGTTGAACAACCAGAATCAATCAACAAAAAAATTCGTGAAGAGTTTGATGAAGTTTTGAGACTATTAGATTTTTCAAATAGTGGTTATGATACATTTCAAAAATGGTACGCTGATGGACGACTTTACTATCACGCTATTATTGATGAAGCTAAGGTTCGCGAAGGTATTAAAGAATTAAGATATATTGATCCCCGTAAGATTCGTAAAATTAAAGAAGTTGAAAAGAAACGTGAGGGTGAAGTTACTTTAAATAAAGTCAAGAACGAATATTATATTTACAATGATAAAGGATTTAATGGTATAAACGCTGCTTCTGCCGGTTCTGCATCAGGATTTGATGGAGTAAAAGGTTTAAAGATTGCCAAAGATTCCATCGTACATGTCACATCTGGTATTGTAAACGAAAATAACTCACTTGTTCTATCACATCTTCACAAAGCAATAAAACCACTAAATCAGTTGCGTATGCTTGAAGATGCTTCTGTAATCTATCGTATTTCCCGTGCACCAGAGCGTCGTATTTTCTATATTGATGTTGGTAATCTACCTAAGATGAAAGCGGAGCAATATCTTCGTGATATGATGGCAAAGCATAAGAATCGTTTGGTGTATGATGCTTCAACAGGTGAAGTTCGTGATGACCGTAAGTTTATGACTATGTTAGAAGATTTCTGGCTCCCCCGTAGAGAAGGCGGTAGAGGTACAGAAATCACAACTCTTCCAGGCGGTCAAAATCTCGGTGAGATGGAAGATGTGTTGTATTTTCAAAAGAAACTATATCAAGCATTAAATGTTCCTGTATCGAGACTTGAAGCAGAAGCACAATTTAATATCGGTAGGGCTTCAGAGATTACAAGAGACGAAGTGAAGTTTTCTAAGTTTATTGGTAGACTTCGGAATCGTTTCTCTATTCTTTTTGATAAGATTTTAGAGAAACAACTTATTCTAAAGGGTATTATCACTCCAGAAGATTGGCCAGACATTCAGGCAAATCTTCGGTACGACTTCATGCAAGATAATCATTTTGAAGAACTAAAACAAGTAGAGATTTTGCAGAACCGTCTAACAGCTCTTCGTGATATTGATGAATATGTGGGCAAGTATTACTCTCGGAAATGGGTGCGTCAAAACATTCTACAACAATCAGAAGATGATATCAAAGAACTTGATAACGAAATTGCTGAAGAAGAAAAAGAATTTGGTGATGAAGGTGATGCTGGAACGGATCAACAACAAGAGCCTGTTCAACAAGAACCTCCTCCTGAACAACAGTAATATTTTATAAATAAAATGGAGTAAATATAATGTCGGATGTAGTAGATTTGTTAAAGTTTGCACATGAGAATAAACCAGCAGATTTTCAAGCTGCTTTTCAAGATGTAATGAAAGACAAAATTGGTAATGCTCTTGCTGCTAAGAAAGAAGTTATTGCTCAGAATATGATGAATAATTCAGAAGAGGAAGATGAGGTTGACGACGACCTTGACCTTGATGATGAATTAGTATTTGATAGCGAAGAAGAATAAACAATTTAATTAGGGAACTCAAATATGCTATCATTTAAAGAACTAATGAATGAGGTTGCCGAACCAAAAGCAGGCGACGAACAACGATTTAAAGCAAAACATATTGTGCAAGTCATCGATGACCCTCATATGGATAAAGAAAATCGTGAAGGCACAAAGAAATCCCCATCCAAAAAGAAGCGCCTTGCTGACATGGAAAAGGGTGAGGACGAGCTCGTTTACGAACAACATATGATGACATGTGAAGATTGCGGCGAAGAGTATGATGCTGACGAAGGTGAGCATGAGTGTGAAATGAATGAGGATATTGTGCATAAGGCTGATGTTAAAATGGTTAAGGTAAAACAACCAGATGGTTCGGTTGTAATGCGTAAAGAGCGCCCAAAGATTGAAATTGGTAAAGGATATAATGAGGAAACAATGTCTGATGCTGAAATGAAAAAGCGTGAAGAAATCGTCAAAGGTATGAAAGACAAAGAAGCAGAGCTTAAAAAGCGCTATGGTGATAAATGGCGTTCAGTAATGTATGCTACTGCTACAAAGAAAGCAATGAAGGAAGCAGTAGACCTTGATGAGGGTGATAAGGTAACAGTTAAACCAAAAGGAAATAGTAGGTACTTTACCATCATCAAAACAACAAATACTAAGTTCTATCCTATTGGAGATGAAATTTCTGATGATGATATCTCGATGATGCAGTCAGGTGGAAAAGTTAAAGTTGATATCAAAGAATCCACAGAGCTTGATGAAGCTGTAATGCAGGGTTCTAAGGAACATCTCAAGAAACTACAAGACATGCTCGATAAAGTAAAACCAGGTTCAGCCGATCATAGTCAGATCAGAGGTGCTATTGAGTCGAAGTTTGGTAAGAAGCATATTCCAGCGAAGCACAGAAATGTAAAGCCAAATGTGTATGAAGAAGTTGAACTTGATGAAGCATTCAAAGTAGGTGTATTGAAACTCAAAGACGATTCAACAGTTAAATTAACAAACGATGATGCTCAGGCGCTTAACAATCTTTATAAGAACTTAAACACTTCAAATAGTACAAGGATGATAGAGAAACTAAAAGCGAATAAAAAGTCTTTTGGTGAAATCCTTGCTTTCGCTAAACAGGCAATGTAAGGAGAATAAGAATGGTAATGAAGATTGTAGGTCTTTCAACAACCGTTACAACTTTGGCGGACCAAATTACTGATAGTAGATTTCAAAGAGTTTACAACAGTAACACAACACTTGTAGCAAACGTTCAAATCGGCTCCAACAGTTCTAATATTTCTTATATGGTCACATTAGGTCCAGGAGATACTATTGTTATTGATTTGGGTGAAATGAGACCGGAGTATGGTGGTCTAGAAGAGAAATGGATTTCTCTTGCTGGAGGCAGCGATATAGTTTACAGAACACCAGTCAGCGCAGGGTAAGAGAAATGAAACTAATTTGCGAAGTAAACGAAGATATCAAGTATGTCACCGAAGCAGCCGATGAAGGTAAGAAAAACTACTTCATCGAAGGCGTATTCATGCAAGGTGATTTGAAAAATCGTAACGGACGTGTATATCCTTCACCAGTCTTAGCGACTGAAGTTGCTCGTTATAATAAAGAATTTGTTGAAAAGAAAAGAGCTTTTGGTGAACTCGGTCATCCTAGTGGTCCAACAATCAATCTTGACCGTGTTTCT